TGACGCTTGTGGGTGTCCAAGATTGGTTAGAAGAGGAGTCAACTGTTTTCGTGTTTGACCACAAAGAAAGAGTGATAACAGACGATGATGCGGATAAAAGACTGCAAAAAGTGCTTGACAACACTACATTGTTGATAGGACACAACCTTCAGTATGACCTACAGTGGCTTTGGGAGTGTGGTTTTAGGTACGATGGCGAGATATATGACACAATGTTGGGTGCATACATACTACAGAGAGGTCAAAAAGGCTCTGTTAGCCTTGAAAACTGCGCTGAAAGGTACAATCTTGACATGAAGAAGTCAGATACACTAAAAGACTACTTCAGAAGAGGGTTTCAAACAGACGAGATACCTCTTGACGAGTTATCAGAGTATCTACGGCAGGATTTAGCGGTTACTAAGCAGTTATACATGAGGTTAGAGGACGAATATAGGGCAGATGAGTCCAGATCTCTCGTTACAGTGCGTGATGTGACCAACAAAGTGTGTAAAGCACTGACTAAGATGTACCTGAAGGGCATTGCTATAGATAGAGATGCTCTGGCGCAGGTTAAGAAGGACTTTGTTCAAGAGTTGAACGAGATAGAAGGGCGGTTGCAGGATCATGTGAAGAGACTGATGGGGGACACACCTATTAACCTCAATTCACCAGAGCAGGTCAGTCAGGTTATCTTTTCTAGGATTATCAAGAACAAAAAAGAGTGGGCATTAGCTTTCGAGAATATTATTGACAAGGATGACTTTCGTAAAACAGTCAAAGAAAACAGTAGCTTAATGGTAAAAACTAAAGCAAGTATATGTGAAGCGTGTAATGGCAAGGGTAAAGTTTTCAAGACCAAGAAGGATGGGACACCGTTTCTCAAGCCAAATCGTTGCCCCGAATGTGACACCAGAGGGTATAAACTTGCCAAATCAAACCAGATGGCAGGTCTTGGGTTCTTCCCCTTGTCAAAGGATTGGGTCAGTGCTAATGGTTTCTCCACAAGCAAAGGCAATCTGGAAACACTGATAAACATATCCAAGTCAAAGGGTATGACAGACGCAGAGAACTTTCTTACTGATCTCAAGAGACAAAGTGCTGTGTCTAGTTATCTGTCCTCTTTTGTTGAGGGTATTGAAGCGTACACAAAGCCAGATGGTAAGCTACATGTGTCTCTCACTCAGCATGTCACAGCCACTGGGCGTTTCAGTGGACGCAACCCTAATATGCAAAACATGCCAAGGGGCGGTACATTTCCAGTTAAGAAAGTGTTTGTATCTCGTTGGAACTACAATCAGTTTGGTATGAAGGGTAAGATACTTGAAGCAGACTTTGCACAGCTAGAGTTTAGGGTTGCAGCATTTTTGTCGCAAGACAAAGTTGCGATGGAAGAAGTTAGCACTGGCTTTGACGTTCACTCCTACACCGCCAAGATTATATCTGATGCAGGACAGCCAACGACACGGCAAGATGCTAAGGCACATACCTTTGCTCCTCTGTATGGTGCTACTGGTTTTGGTAGGACAAAAGCTGAGGCAGAGTATTACACACACTTCATGGATAAGTATAAGGGTATCGCAAAGTGGCACAAGCGTCTAGGAGATCAAGCATTGAACGATGGCTACATCATGATACCATCAGGGCGACAGTATGCTTTTCCAGACGTAGAGCGTAGAGCTAGTGGTTCACCCACACACTTTACCATGATAAAGAATTATCCAGTGCAGGGATTTGCTACTGGGGATATTGTTCCCATAGTATTTCTGGAGATAGACAAGAAGTTAGAGAGTATGCAGTCTTGTCTTGTCAACACGGTGCATGACTCCGTTGTTATTGACGTACACCCTGCAGAAGAAGAGCAAGTTATTCGCATCATAAAAGATGTAAATGACAACCTAATTGACATCATAAAAGACTACTATGATGTTACCATAAATGTACCAATGGTGCTTGAAGCTAAGATAGGAAATAATTGGCTTGACACCAAGGACGTTATGTAGTATAGTCAACTGATTCGTTTTAAGGAGTTTAATATAAATGGAAAACAATTTAGCTATTATCGGAACAAAAGAAAACCTAGCAGACATCATGGGTATGTCCAACACTGTCCCATCATCTCGCTCTGCCCTTGCGGAGATCAAGCAGGTACACCAGAATATCATGGGTACTAAGGAAGTTGATGGGGAAAAGATGGAAGTGGCTGTGATAAAAGCAGGTGCTTACTCAGTAGTGTTCCCTGACGAGACTGTGTATTACAGTGACAAGATCACCATCAGAACCTTTATGCAGAGGTTTCAGTGGGAGAGATGGGATGACAACTTTACCAGACCAGATGGCGGTTCTGGAAGGATGCTCCGATCTGTCATGGGTAAGTCTCTCAGTGTGGACTTAAAGGATAACTATGGAGGTTTCAACTGCGGTAGACCTTCTGGTTATGTCAAAGACTTTTCGTCTTTGCCACAAGAAACGCAGGACATCATGAAGAGTACCAAGCGGTACAAGATTGTGTTTGGACTGTGTACACTTGACAACGCTAAGGATGCTAACGGTAAATCTGTTGATGTTAAAGAGTTCCCTTTCTTTATGCGTGTTAAGAACAGAGATAGCTTCAAGGCTATGACTGATATCTTCAGCGCGATACAACGGAAGAACCGACTTCCTATTCAGTATAACATCAAGTTGTCTAGCGAGTTAAAGAGTATCCCTAGTGGAGCGACATACGCGGTTGTCAAAGCTTCTCTAGGTGAAGAAGTAGAGATTACTGCTGATGATCAGGAAACGCTGAATAGCTTTGTCGAGTGGGTTGAATCTATGAACTCAATCACTCTTTCTAAGTGGGAAGAGAACAGAAGACCAGAGGAATTGTCTGAAGCAGACGAGGAGATTGTGTCTTCTATCGTTGAGATTGAGGACGAGTAGATGAACCATCCTGCAGAGTTGGCGATACACGAGTTCCTACAGAAAGTTTCTCTTGGTAAAGCCAAGATGAACAAGGCTACCCTCCACCACATAGCCAAAGATGTAGAGGACGCTTTGTCTCGCCAATTCTCAGGGGATAAGCGTAAGTTTAGGCTTCGTATGTCGAACATTGGACGTAAGAAGTGCCAGCTTTGGTTTGAAAAGAACCACCCTGAGAAAAAGCAACCAGACTCCCCTTACTTCTTAATCAACATGATACTAGGAGATATCGTTGAGGCGGTGTTCAAAGGTCTTCTTAGAGCCTCTAAAGTTAAGTTTGAGGACAGTAAGAAGGTTGTATTAAAGACAAAGAAGAAAGACATAGAGGGCAGTTATGACTTAGTTCTAAACGATAAGGTAGATGACGTAAAATCTACATCACCTTGGTCTTACGAAAACAAGTTTGTAGATTTCAACACGTTAAAGAGTAAAGATAGTTTTGGATACGTTGCACAGTTAGCAGGGTACGCTAAGGCTAGAGGAGTAAAAGCAGGTGGCTGGTGGGCAGTCAATAAAGCTAACGGAAACTTCAAGTATGTTGATGCTGATGAACTCGACATGAATGAGGAACTTAAAAATATAGACGACACGATAGCATACATAGAAGACGATGCGCCTTTTGAGAGATGCTATGAACCTATAGAAGAGACATACTACGGTAAGTTAAGTGGTAATTTAAAGCTAGGTGTCGAGTGTAGTCTGTGTTCTTTTAGAGATGCTTGCTGGACAGACCTGCAAGTGTTACCCTCTAAGGTTTCTAAGTCTGCAAACCCGCCCCTAATTAATTATGTAAAGGTTGCAAATGGCGAAACTGAAGTTAAAGAGCAAGTTCGAGTATGACGTAGCAAGATGGTTAAGGTCAGTAAAACAAAAGGTTAGATATGAAGAGATCAGAATTAAATACGCTGTTGTTCGAAACCGATACTATAAGCCTGACTTTATTCTTAACAATGGTATTATTATTGAGGCGAAAGGGTGGTTACGTCCAAGCGATAGAACGAAACATTTGCTAATCAAAGAGCAGTATCCTGACTTAGATATACGGTTTCTATTTCAAAATGCAAACAACATATTACGAAAAGGATCTAAGACTCGATACTGCGATTGGTGTGAAAAAAATGGCTTTCTCTACGCACATAAAGAAATACCAAAACAATGGTTGACAGAAAGAAAAAAGAGGATAAAACTATAGTCTCATGAGAAAATATATTAGAAAAGATGATTATGCTCTGGTCGTTCAAGTTGAAACAGATGATCTTGGTAGGGCAACTGGTGAGAGTACCTTCAACTTATTATATAGCGATGATAACAAGTGGGACAAAGTAACGCACGATGGTGTCATTGATATGTTGACAGTTATGATGGAAGTTGTTAGAATGATGGAGATAGATCCTGAGTTCAGAGAGATGATGTCTGCTTTCTTGAAGAAACACACACCGAGAGTTCCTAAGCTTGAGATCGTTGAAAACAAAGACAATGTTATTAAATTAGATTGGAGCAATAAAGATGACAGACGAGGTAAATAACCCACCGCACTACAACAAAGGTGGTATGGAGTGTATTGACTACATAAGGCAACAATTAGGAGATAACTTTAGATACTACTGCGAGGGCAATGTACACAAGTATCTACACAGATTTGACTATAAGAACTCTATAGTAGATTTAAAGGTGCAGGACTTGAAAAAAGGTAAATGGTATCTAAATAGATTAATAGAAGAGTTAGAGAAAGAGACATGAAGTTCACAGTAAATATGGTAATAGTAGTAGATGAAGAAGAAAATATACTGCCAGTAAACTACGATGGTAAAGAGCAGGACGAACAAGCGTTGAAAGATATTCTAAAAGACTACTTGTTTGATATTGATGGATTAACACTAGAGGGAGTGAAAATAAAAAAGCATGGATGATTATCAAAAATTTATAGCAATATCAAGATACGCAAGGTGGCTTGATGATGCAGGAAGAAGAGAGACTTGGGAAGAAACAGTAACTAGGTATGTAGATTATATTACAGAAAAAGTAAAAGGTCATCTACCTAAAAAAGAGATGTATGACGCTATACACAACTTAGAAGTCATGCCCTCTATGAGAGCGTTGATGACAGCAGGGTCAGCCTTAGAAAGAGACAATACTGCAGGATACAACTGTAGCTATCTACCTATTGATGACCCAAAGGCTTTTGATGAAGCTATGTATATCTTATTGTGTGGCACTGGTGTTGGCTTTTCTGTAGAAAGACAATACGTCAACCAGCTACCAGAAATACCGCAAAGTATAGAGCAGGTGGATACAGTTATAGACGTACAAGATAGCAAAGAAGGTTGGGCAAAAGCACTACGTAAGCTGATAGGACATCTGTATATGGGAGAAGCACCAAGCTGGGACGTATCTAAGGTTAGACCTGCAGGGTCAAGACTAAAAGTGTTTGGCGGTAGAGCGAGTGGTCCTGCACCTTTGTTAGATCTTTTTAACTTTACTACATCCTTGTTTAAACACAACGCAGGACGCAAGCTGTCCAGCTATGATTGTCACAACTTAATGTGTAAGGTTGGCGAGGTTGTAGTGTCTGGTGGTGTTAGACGTTCTGCTATGATAAGCTTGTCTAATCTATCAGACGGACGCATGAGACACGCTAAGTCGGGACAGTGGTGGGAGACAGCACCACAGATGGCACTATCTAATAACTCTGTATGCTACACAGACAAGCCTGATGGAGAGACATTCTTACGAGAGTGGACATCTCTAGTAGAGTCAAAGTCTGGAGAGCGTGGTATATTTAATAGGATATCTGCAAAGGAACAAGCAAAGAAGTTTGGCAGAAGAGATGCTAACCATGAGTTTGGCACTAATCCTTGTAGTGAAATCATACTTAGACCCTATCAGTTTTGCAATTTAACAGAAGTTGTGATACGAGAAAAGGATAAGTTTGACGACTTGAAGAGAAAGGTAAGGCTTGCTACGATACTTGGCACAGCACAATCCACTCTTACTAAGTTTCCATACCTCAGAAAGATATGGCAGAAAAACACAGAAGAAGAAAGACTCCTTGGTGTCAGTCTCACTGGTATCATGGATAACGAACTAACCAGTGGAAAGAAACATGGACTTGATAAAACACTTGAAAAACTTAGGGAAATTGCTGTGGAAACGAACAAAGAATGGTCAGCAATCTTTGGAATCCCACAAAGCACCGCCATCACTTGCGTCAAACCA